TTTCGGTATCCTTCTCCATGAAGGTATGCATCTGCTGATAGCGAGCCTCAGCCTCCGCTTCGCTCTTGTAGGCTGGAAATTTCTCCCAACCGATCTGCTTCACCTTCTCGATCGCGGCGGCAGCCGGATCGGCCGCGCTCTTGTCCCAAAGGATTTTCCCATCAAAGACGGTCGGAATAGCGTAGAACTTGCCATCGTGCTCAACCGTGGTCTGGAACAGGGTTGACCGGCTTCCCTTTGGATTCTCCGCATCGGGCGGATTATCCACGCCGCCAGGCCCCACCAGATTGCTTAGATGCCTCTCATACAGCGCCCGCTCCTGCGGCGTCAGATTCATCGCAGCGTCGGCGGCAGGAAGGCTGGAAATTGATGGCGCATTCCATTCGCGAATAGCCGCCTGCGCCTGCAGTGCAATCTGCTCGCTAGGGTTCTCGATCCCGGCATAGACTGGGGAACGTTCGGGCGGATACTTCATGACAGTCTTCTGCCCGTTCACCTGAGTGGTACCCCAGGTCCGCTTCATCTCGTCCAAGGCCAGAGATTTGCTCAGCGAAACATCGCCATTCTTGGCGAAGTTCTCCCGGAACGCCTCTTCATAGTCGCCCATGGCTCGCGTACGCATTTCCGGGCTGAAGGTCAGTTTCGGGTCGTTAAACGGTATCCAGGAGTCGTCAAAGGCGTGGCGAATATCGCTGTCCTTCAACTGCTTCTTGACGATCTCGTTAACATCTTCCGACTTGATGCGAGCCTTAACCTTCTGCTCGTATTCCGGCGTCCGCTCTTCCATGATGCGCTTGGTGGCATCGGCCGCAGTCATGCCGCGATCGTAGACGTAATGCCGGAACGTGTTGGCGGTATCCGTCAATTCTTTGCCGCCGGTAACGTTGGCGAAGACATCAGGGAATTTGCCGCCAACCAGATTGGCGGAAACCTGAAGAGCCTGCTCTACCTTCTGCGGATCGGATGAAATAAGCGAACCGCGCAGGCTGTTGACTGCGCCCTCCGGCACCATGCCAGTGCGGTTGGTCACAATCTCCAGCGCCTTCATATCGCCACCCAGCGAATTGAAGATGCGGTCGACGTTCGACTTATCGTCCTTGTTGAACGGGTTGAAGTCGCCACCGTTGGGATCAGTGAACTTCTTCATGGCCGCTTGCAGCTTGATCACGTCAGACGCGGCATTGTCGTACTTGTCAAGCAGCGAATTGCGCGTGCTGTCACTGAGGAACTGGTTAGCCTCGATCTCAGATCGTGACGGAAGCGGGCCAATTCCGGCGCTTGCGTCAATGATCTGGCGGGTAAACTGGTTTTCGGCCGCATTGGACGCGGTCGACACGGCCGCCGTCTTGGCAGAGGTGATCTGCTGATGCCAGTAAAGCGCCCGCTCAGGATCGGCGATCTCCGCCTTCTGCGGCTGCTGACCGTTCACGCGGGCCAGCACGTCGGAAACATAGCTCGAGACAGTCTTCCCGGTAGGGTCTGCCTTATCCACCTTCCATGGCGTCGGGCTCCCGGGAGGCGCAATGTTGCCAGCTCCGGAGAAGTATCCCACCGCGATGCGCGCGGGATCGCCACCCGACTTGGCGCTCAGGTCATCAATGATGCGCCGACCGACCGCCTTATTGTCGTCGGCGTTGTCGATGTTTTCGCCAGGACGGGCATACTGCTTGAAGGTCTCTGGCTGGATCTGCATCCCGCCGCGAGCTCCGGTAACGCTGGTCGACGTGTTGCGACCGCTTCCAGACTCCTGCGCATAGATCGCGTCATAGACCTTTTCGGCACCGTTCGGAACCGAACCATAAAACCGCTTGGTTAGCGCTTCAGCCTGGTCGTAATTGCCGGCCGCTTTCATCCCGGCAATGACGGAATCAACGACAGTCTTCTTGGACGCCGACGCCTTGGCGTTCAGATCGTTCTCAGGGACGATGCCGCGCAGCGCGGCGACAGACTGGTCAACCTGCTTCAGCGCGCCGTCAACGTCGCCGGTTGCCATCGCGGTGGACGCAATCGTCTTGACGGTCTCATCGTGCGACGCACCAAGGCCTTGCACAATCTGGTTGTTAGCCGCGGTCACCGCGTTGACGACGGCATGACCTCTGATCGTCGTCAGGTGCCCGGTCAGCTTGGCCGCATCCAGATCGCTCAGACCATACTTGGCCTTGGTCTCCTGCACGATCTGTTCTTGAGTTGGGGCAAGATCGGTATCTACCTCCTGCCCGGTCGCAGCCGCGCTCGTCGGCTTACTGGTCACGATCTTCTGGTTGCGCTGGACTGCAGCTAACTGGAACTTGGCCTGAGCCTCCGGCAGCGCCATGGCCACAGCAGCGGCTTCCCGCTTCCGGTCCATCAGGGCGCCGACTTCGACCGCCGCATTGCCGAGGTGCTGCATGCCCTCGCCAATCTGCGAGCCAAAATCCTCGGGAGACGCCCGGACGCCCGGGTCACGGGCGACAGCAACGCGATCAATACTCTCGGCGCCTGGAATACGAACAGCCACCATCAGGCCGACGCCCCCGTCTTGAGCCCGCCGCCAAACTTGCCGGCCGAAGTCAGCAACGAACTACCAGCGTCGAGATAGGATGCAGTAACAGCCGCCTCGCCCCTCATCTTTTGCAGCGTCGCATCATCCTTCAGTCGGTTGGCCCTCAGTTCTCCACCGTGCAGCGTACGGGCCGCGCCCAGCGCGACTTGGCGCACAGTATCCTCATCCACCATCAGCGGAGAACCCTCACTGGTAACGCCCGTAGCCCCGCGCATGGCCCTTCCAGCCTCGAGCGTGTCGGAGCCTTTCCGGATGTAATCCTGGGTATCCGCCTGGGCCTGATCCTTCTCCTCGGCCGCGCGCTGGGCGTCCACGGCGGCGTTGTAGTCGGCGGCCTGCTTCGTGGCCCGGCCCTTGTAAAGCGACCCAGCCGCGCTCAGGACGCCGCCACCAATGCCGGCAGCCAAAGCTAGCGTTTCAAGACCCATGATGATTCCTGAAGACGAATTTGCGGAACTCGCGCCCGTCAGGCGTGAAGCACCGTTCGCCGTTCACCGGCTCAAAACCAAGGCACCGCACCCAGCGGTGCGATTGATGAAAGGTCGCAATGCAGTGGGCCTCGATCCAGCGGTAGGGCGAAGCCTTGATGTATTTGCGGAACGCGCGCACCAGACCCACGAAATTGCGTTCCTCAACCCGCCCTAGAACCGACCAAGCCACCGCTTCCGTCGAGCTCCGCTCGAGGAAGCCACCAGCTGCCACCGGGCGCCTCGCAATGACCGCGACATACGTGTGCGGCTTATCCAGGAGCGGGCTAAAGTCAGCGCCGGCCTGGAAGCGATCGCGCACCCACTCCTCGCGCGCCTCACGCCCAATCGTCTCAAGGTCTCCGGGCAAGGGCGCGCGGACTTCGATCAAAGGTCAGTCTCCGAGATCTGAGGCTGCACACCCAGCAGCGTCCAAGGCATCGGCGCCGTACCCTGCATCACCACGCGCGGGTCAGTGCTGAAGCCGCCTCCGGATGGAGGATCAACCGTGACTTCTCCGCTGAAAAGCGGATAGGCAGCCGACATGCCATCCTCTGGCCGGCGGAACGGAACGGGAGAGAAAACAAGGGCTTCCGGCTCCTCATCGCCATCGCCTGATAAATCAATCGCATAATCAAAGCTCGCGGAGTCGCGCAGTACGAAGACCAACCCATTGATCATTTTGGTCTGGCCAACGCCGGGGCCGTTCTGAGAGCCATACGGCAGCTTCAGCCCGCGATAGATCCAGCTGTAGCCAAGCCCAACGTGAACCGTGGAGGCCTCTAGATCGAGGGTGATCGACCCGCTGGAAACCGTCTTGTCTGCTTGCACGGCGCCGTCCGCCACCACCTTAACCGTCTCGCCCTCGAGATGGCTAAGGCCGGAAATCATCGTGACAGGACTGCCACTGTAGGTTAGGCCGCAGTCGACATAAAACGCATCAACCTGGGCATCGCGAACGGCAGCACGCCATTCCGACTTATCCAGGTAATTGGCCCGGTTTGGCCCGTCGAACACGCCTTCCATCATTTCGATGTAGCGCTTGGTGCCCCCGTCGATCGTGCGGCGGACGATCATCCAGACTTCATCTCGATTGATGGAGCTGTAAACCTGCCCAGCGTCATCGTTGCCGGGAATGGTAGCTATCGATTCAACAACAGCGCCCGTCCCGCCCAAACCGCAGGGCGTCCAGCCGATCACGTTCTGATCAGGCTTGTACGTCATGCAGGCCAGCGAGCCGTCCTCGAGGCGAGCCCACACATTGGAATGAGGCTCGGCCTGGTGAACGATCTGTGCGAAATTGCCCCGGCCAATATGGTCCGAGAGGATGGTGATGTCGGAAGCCCTGAGCGCGTCAATCTGGAAGCTATAGTTCAGATCGTAGACCGCCCGTTTGGCCCGCTGGATGAATAGCCCGCCGCTGTTGATGGTGACGGGAGCCACGTCCCGCGCCTTCACAGACGATTGAGGATCAGCCGAGAAGTCGCTAGGCGTCAGCACCGCCCCCTTGGAGGAAATGTACCACTGGCCGATGGCAGTTCCGGCAATCAACCGGCGAGCTCCCATGAGCCAAGTGATGGGCGCTGCGATGCCGGAGGCCAGCGTAAAATTGAGCGCGTTGCTGTCCTGTACGGACTTGGCCCCGGCAACCCAGGAGTCCGGGCGCATGTTCTGGAAGTCGCCGGACTGCGAAGCCCAGATCGTCTGCGGCTGGTTGGAGTTGCGGGCCGCGAATAACCGCTGTTGATAGAAGGTAGCAGTATGAGGCCAACCAGTCGTGTCGGACCACGCGCCGAGGCGCCATGATTCCAGAGGAGCCGTCTCAGGCAGATCACGGTATAGAAGGAGCGTGACACTTTGCGACGTCGAGTAAGCCGTGATGACGCCCCAGCCAGGCTCCCTCCCTGGGTATTCAAATCGGATCTGCCGGCCGACATCAGTCGATGCAAATGGCTTGAAGTCGCCCAGAGCCGTCACGGTAATCGAGCCGGTCTTTGCGCTTGGCTGAAGAAGCCTAGCTGCCGTGCTATAGCAATAAGCGCCCGCCGCCCCGCCAGCGATGGCAGCGACAGAATTCCCGGTATAGAAAGTCACATAAAACGGGGACGCCGTTGGTGTGAACGAGATCGAATACCAACCCGCATTGTAGCCAGTTAGAGCGGCATAGGTGCCATCGTTGGCAGCCGTGCCAACGCCGACAGTAACTTGAGCCCCGCCGACTATTTGGAAATGTAGCGTATGAACCTTGTTAACCGCAGTCGTCGTCACCGCCTGGGAAATCTGACTCGTGCTGGCAGCATCGGCAGAGCACCTAAAGAAAACCGCATTGGTGTCTGACGTGTTCTGATAGTCGATGAAGCCATTGCCGCTGACTGACTGCGTCCAGTTAGCCAACCCCCCGCTAAACAGGCCGTTTTTGATAAGGTTCGTTTTGGAAAGATCCGTGTCGGGATTAAGCCCCAACCACGGCCCATCCTGGAAAAACGCCTTCACCAGCGACCATGACGTATCGCCACGGCGCTCGAGCTTGTACGGCGCATAGCTGTCGTGAAAGAAATACTTGACGTCGGCGGATTGAGCAAAGCGGAGCGATCCAACCACCGACGCCGGATAAGGCGATGCGATCTCCAGCGGCTCATCACTGAGAACCCGGACGCCGGAAACCGTGATGGTGTCCGAAGCCTCATTGATGAACTGCAAGTAAACCGTGGCATTGGCCGATGGGTTGAAGCCGATCGTGTGCCAGCCCATGCCCATATTCCGAAGCACAGCAATGTCAGAAGCCTTAGAGGACGAACCCACCTGCACCGTCGCTAGACTGCCAAGGCTTCCGGTCAGCTGAAACTTGATGATGTGGATTTGGGAACTATAACCAACAGGTATGGTGACCGCATTCTCCGCCCAGGCGTAGCCATTACCGGCTCCCGTGAGCGATGCACCAGTCCCAGAGCCAGTTCCAGTAGCCGTTCCGGTAGAACGGTCAGTCCACGAACCGAGCACGGTAGGAGTGGTCAGTGCCGTGATCTGTCCCTGGTTACGGAAGAACCGCAGGTAACTATCACCAGCCTCAATCATGTAAGCCTGATCTGAAACAGGCTCGAACGAAATCAGCGCGGAAGCCGCGGCGGAATTCTTAGTTTCTTTGATGAACCGCGTACCGGGGCGGAACGTAACGCCGCCTTGCGGCAAGCAAATCAGATTGTATCCGCGCGAGATCGCCGCAGCATACTTCTCGAACGCAACACGCGCGTCCATACGCGGCGAAAACTCGCCGGCATTGGACGACTCGATGAACGGAGCTGCCTTCGCCATTTACCGCTGAGGCCAGACCGAACCGTCACGCATCCAGCCATATGCGCGCCGCGAAGTTGCCCAGCTGCCTTCAGGCCGGGTTTCGGGAAAATCTTCAATGCCGTCGATCGAACGCGCCTGTCGGTAAGCGCGCTGTTCCTCAGCATCTAACGCCTGAAACAGCGGATTGGACTTGGCGATGCTGATCGCGAAAATCTTGGCCATCCGCAGGATGAGCACCTGTCGGAACGATGCCGTCATCAGATTGGGGTCGGTAATCTGCCGGCAGTAGCGCAGGTAAATGTCCGAAGCGTCGGAAACGATCACGTTCACAAATGAACCGTCACCCTGCTCAACCGACTCGATACGATAGGGAACAGCGCCAGTACCGGCCTCATTATCGTGGACGGAAACGACACGAATCCAATCGGAAGGAAGCGAATAGGCGTAGCTCCAACCGAACACTGGGAGCGTCGACAGCTGGGCAAGCTTGGCTCGCGTGATGGCGAAGTTCCAGACAGCAGAACGCAAGAGATCATCGCGCTCAGAAGCGAGCACGTCAGACGCAATGCCGGCGCTGCCAACGGAGTCCGTCAGCGACAGGATGCGCTTCGCACCACCGCCCTTGCGCAGGGCTGCGTTGACTAGCTCGGTTTCGGTAGCCACTTAGGCCGCAACCTTCTTCAAGGCGGCTTCCGCCTCGATCTTGCTGCCAAACTCCTGGATCATCTCTTCGCCGTTCATCAGCTTGAACTTCCCGGACTGACCGCGGCGAACCTCATAGGCGCCCTTGGCGACACCATCGCCCATGATCACGACCTGGCCGACAACGGCAATCTCAACCGCCGTCGCAGCCGGGCCGGACTTAGCTACGATCACCTCGCAAGTCTCGAGCAACCGCGCATCCTTGTCGTTGCTGTCCATGCGGTCGAAGCGGCAGATGCGGATCATATCGCCCGCCTTGAGGGACTGACGCATGTTCAGAAAGTATTGGTCATTGAGCACATCGGCCAAGGGCCAAGTGGTGCGGCACGTCCAGCGCTGCGCAAACGGCATGGAATCCGACATGCAAACATCAAGGGGACGGGCGCGAAGGTCGCTCATGAAATCCTCATGGTGAGAGAAAAGGCGGGGCCAAAGCCCCGCCCCTAGAACTTAGTTCTCAGCGTAAACCAGCGTCACCGACAGCGTGCCGGACGAGGGCAGTGCCGCAGTGCCGATGGTGATGAACACCGTTTCAGCAGCCGACAGCGCAACGCCATGGTTGCCACCAACGCCGATGACTTCCGGCGTGGTGGAGGTCTTCACGGCCGCAGCGCGGTACTTGCCGGTCGTGCCGGTAATGCCGATCGCAACGGTCGCAGTGCCAAGCGTGGCGCTGTTGTTGAGGATGCCATACAGGAAGATGGAACCCTTCGGCAGATAGCCGACCACGATGGTGTCCGTGGTCGCCTGCGAGTTCAGCGTCACAACTGCGGTCTGAGACCGCAGCGTGCCATCGGTGAAGCCGGGGGCGGGGGTGCCCACGGTGCCGGAACCGGAGATGAGCTTCGCAATCTCAGGAGCGTAGAAAACAGTCATTGCTTGATCCTTTCAGATTACGAGGTCGGGAGCGACGCGGTCTCGTCGACCGAGCCCTTGATGACGCCAGTGTCGTCGATCAAGCACGCGCCGCCGCTCATCCAGTGATTGACGAAGTAGGCAGCACGATCGCCGTGCCAGGTGATGTCGGCACTAACCGCGGTGCTGCCATCGGTCGACGCGACGTTGTTGGCGACAGCGCCGGTCGCATAGCCGCAAGCCTGCTTGTGGTAGGCGAGCAGCGTAGCGGTCGACGTGCCAGCGCCGGAGATACCGGTGTGGACGCACCAGTTGGCGTTCATCCAGCGCTTGAACGTCATGACCGGAGCGCCAGCCACGTAAGGCAGGTTCATGTCGGTCACATAGTCCGCGCGCTTGAACTCGTCGACCGTCATCAGGAAGCCCCAGGTCTTGGCGCCGACGAGGCAGAAGATGTTGCCGTCGTTCGGGACGTCGTTGGCCAGGAGCGAGGTGATGAAGGTGATCGCGGAGTTGCGGATGGCCGCCTGCGAGGTAACGGTCCAGTTCGCCGCGCTCTGGGTCGTGGTGCCCAGCGCAGTGATGATCTGGTCGTCGGTCTTGCGGCCGAGAGCCCAGGCACCGCCCTGCGCAATAGCCATGCGCTCATCGATGTTGGTCTTGGCTTCGTCGAGCTTGTCCACCCAGTCGCCGGCATAGAAGTCAGCCAGGGTGCAGGTGATCGCGGTGTGATCCTGGTTCATCGGAGTGATGACGCCAGCACGCGCCTTGACGGTCGCAACGCCCTTGCCGATCTTCTGGAAGGTCGTGGACGAGCCGACAACGCCGTCCTTAACGCGCACAGTGCCGCGCAGGACAGAGCCCTGACGCTGGTAGAGATGCTTCACCTCAGCTTCATACTGAGCGATGAAAGCATTAGAGATTTGGGTTGCCATTGGAAATGTCTCCGTTTTGGCGTTTCGGGAGACACCTGCTTTGGTAGCTGGGCCGTGACGGCATGGCGTGGCCGCTCGCGCGGGGGCCGCTCGTCGTCAGCTCAGGGCATTGCGTGGTGTTTAGTTGTTCTGAAGGTGAGCGCTTTTGCCGGGGGCCTAAGGCGTGGCCGGCTCACCGCTCGCACCGTCTAGGACGGGATTAGGTCGCGGTAATAACGGCCGCCTTGTTACCGGCCGTCACGCCGCGGAATTCTACATCGCCAGCCATAAAGCGTTCGGACGCCGCCGCATCAGCGGTAGGGCTGGCCTGATCGTATTCAATGCGCGCATCGACGCCAGAGACGGCGATGCGAATGTATTTGGTGGCCGCGTTGAAAGCGGCAGATGGAACGGAGCTGGCGCCAAGCGCGAGGATTTGCACCGCGATTGGCTTAGTGCTCGGGATCTGCGCGGCACCCCGCACGGTCGAAACCATATCCGAGAATTCAGAAATGCAAACCTCGTTCGTCGCCATCGCCTATCCTCTTTAAGCCGACCGGCCTGCGACGCCGACAATGCCGCCATTGCCGTGCAGGGCCTCGTTGATTTCACCAATGCGCTTTTGAACCGCGGCATCGCGATAGCCGGTCGATCCGGGCGGGTTCTTGGTCATGATCTCGTTGAGCTCGGACTGCAGTGAGCTACGCTGATCAGCGCCCACAGCGCCAATGAACTCGCCCTCACCCATGCGCCGGCCGATGTTGCCGAAGATGCGCATCATGACGGGATGATCGCCAAGCTTCTGACCATTCACGATGGTCTTCTCGAAGAGCTCGATCACCTCTGGATGCGACTTCACCTCGCCAAAGGCCTGCACAGCGCGGCTGGCAAGCGTCTTGTTGGCGTCAAAGTCGGCGCCCCATTCCTTGCGCAGGGCCGCTTCATTGGCCTCACGAGCCGCCACAGCGACCCGATTCTCTTCGGCCTTAGCCGCCTGAGCCATCTCGGCAACGGCTTTCGACATCGCCGTCATGGCCTGAGCGGGAATGCCGTTCTCGAGCGCGATCTTGGCCAGGTTGCCCTGGATGGCCTTATCGGCTTCGGTCGACTCACGGCCGAGATCGAACTTATAGTCCTCTGCCTTCTCGGGAACGCCGATTGCCTTGTTGAATTTGGCGCGCTCTTCTGCCGTTGCATCCTTGCCGGGGACGCGGATCATGGCGCTGTTGGCCTTGCGCAGATCCAACGCGACCTTGACGGCATCAGCAGGGCTGGTCAGGCGCTTGGCGAATTCAACGTGCTCGGGATCGGTGATCGCAGAGCGCCAGTCGGCCTGTGTCGCGGCAGCCGCAGTGGTCGTGGTGTCTGTCGCGGCGGCTGCGGTCGTCGTGGCCGTAGTCGTTGCGTCAGTGGTCGCGGATGCGGTGGTGGTGGTCGTGGCAGTAGCAGTGGTGTCAGTTGCCGCAGCGGTCGTCGTAGTATCGGTCGTCGTGGCAGTAGTGCCGTCGCTCATTCATCACCTTCGTGTTGCGGCTCTGCATCGAAGCGATGCACAAAGCCAATTGCCTCAGTTGTCTCTCGGCCTTCCCTCAGCCGCGGGATCACTGGGCCTTCATTCGGAACGTTCCAGAATTGCCGGCCAACAACGCGCGAGTTGCGGATCGGCTTAGGCTTCACACTCACGCCTTATGTTCCTCTGCCGGCGGGACGCTCGCCCACGCGGCAATTAGCGCCCCCACCCTGCGGGACATCGCCCGCCCGGCCAGAAGCGCATGGTTGGACAAGTCTGCCTCTGTCGTCGGGGGCCCTTCGCAGAGATCAATGATCTGAGCCAGCACACGCTTCCCGGCCTCAGACCCGTGAAACACCTGCGAAAAATCGCGGAAGCGATCGGTACGCGTGTAGTTCTGCCTACCAACCTTGACGGGCCGCAGCGCATCAATCAGCGCCTTGATCTCGGTCGATTGCTCGACATTCGGCTTGCGGCCTGCCCCGGGGCGCTTGCCCCCGCGGCCAGACGGCTTGGCTTCCTCGGTCAAGCAATGATCTCTTTCATTTCCTCATCCGAGATTCCGCGCCCATGCGTATAGCTGCGCGACATCCTGATCTCGGCTTGAGCGAACGTAACCAGGGCTCCGTTATCCAAAGCCACGGTCCAGAAATTGTCGTCCTCGCCTGCCTCGAAAATGATCGCATAGCCGTGGCCAAGCTTTGTCTCGACCGAGATCATTTCGTTGAGCTGTATCAGGCTCAAGCAGGCTCCTTCGCCGCATTGCCCTGCGCGGTCTTCTGATGCGCATCAGCAACAGTCTTGACGACGTCCGCAATGCCCTGAGCGCCCTGCACCATCGCAGGGCCCGCCGCCATCTGCTGGCGCTGCTGACGAGCGGCGTCCACGTTGTCTCGGCTCTTGATCCACTTGTGAGGCATGTTGAACATATCGGGCAGATCGCGAACGATCTCATCGCCATCAATGTTGTCGCCAACCTGAGGCTGCATCTGCAGCACCGGACCAATCAGTTGGAACGACGACGCCAAGGCGTGCGCCTCGATCATCTTCCGCGCCTGCTGGATAGGCGACATGAACTCAAACTCAGCATCCTTGTTCTGAAGGACGTCCGGAGCCGGCGGGATCGGGCCGCCGTCGATCGGATTACCCTTCACGTCCACCGACGCCCGCATCAAAATGCCGAACACGCGCCGCACAATGACGCCAATGTAATCGTTCTCGAGTTGGCCCATCGTCGGGCCAATGGTGCGGATGAACTCCTCTTTCCGCTCCATGACTTCAGTTGCGGTCATGTTCTGGTCGACCGGCAGATTGAATACGTTTTTGAAAAACGCATTCCCAACCATCTCGCGATAATCGGCCTGCATCTCCCTGCCAACCGGAATGTTGGCGCCCATGTCGAGCTGGCCGATTGGCTTGCCGCCCGTGTTGCGCACGGCCTCAGCGTCGACCACGGTCAATCCGCCAGGGAAGGTACGGACAGCCGACAGAACCGCATCATCAGCCACCCACGTCGGGGGATCGACCGCACGCTGGCCGCCCACAAGGATCGTGTGCCCCATGGCCTGCAGCGTTCGCGCGTCAGGCAACGCCATCATGCCAGGCGAGCGCGGATAGATCTCACCGGGAGCGCATTCCCAACGCGGAATGGCAACGGGAAATTCCTGGAAGCCGCTTTCCTCGATGATCGTCTCGTCAGCCTTTGAGACAATGCAGTTGGCAAACGGCATGTTCAGGTTGTCCTTCGCGCGCTGATCGTACTCCTCGCGCGGATAGATGGACTGAACGAACTCGAACAGCTTGTCCTTCTGCTTCGGGTCGCCAGACTTCAGCGCCTCGAGTACCTTCGGCCCGGCCTTCTCACCGAACCGCTGATAGGCCTGTCGCGCAGTCCATTTGCGCGTGATATCGATCGAATCGACCTGGCCGTCAACGTTCTCATCAATGGCGCAATCGCCAATGTGGAGCGACCGGAAACTCAGCCCGTCCCGGTTGCGGTTCTCTCCGATCCAGAGATAACCGAGGCCAAGAGCGGCGAGGTCATTGTCCACGGCGCCGGAATGCTGGATAAAGCGTGCGAGCGGATCATAAATGGCTGACCACATCCGATCGCCGACAATATCGAACCAAGCTTTCGCAGCATCGTCCTCATTCGTGATTTCGTCCTTGGCGCGCATCCAGAACCAGCGGCTTGTCGACGGCTTGAGGAGCCCGTCAATCGCCGTGGCCAAGCCACGGCGCGCCAGCATCGGCGTGGTGTCGTAAATCTCTGTCTGCGTCTCCTGACCGGGGACGATCTGCTGCGTGAACCCGCCGCGGTTTGGATAGTAGATATCCGCAAGGCTCTGCCAAAGCGGGAGCCACACGTCCCGCTTCGCGCAGAGCGACTTGTTGCGCTGGAGGATGTCCTGAGCTTTGGTCACGTAAGGGACGTATTCCCGCCAAGCGCCTGCGTGCGGTTGACGTTGCTGGCGCCGGACGACGTATCGCCAAGGCCAGAGGTCAGAATAGTTTTGTCGAGACCGAAGCGGTTCTTCTGACGCGCACTTTCCTCGAGCGCGGCCGATTGGCTCGCAGCATCCGAGATCTTGGGCGCTGCCGATACCGACGCAGGCTGCGATGCAGGCTGGCTACCGCCGCCGAAGAGGTCGCCGATGAAGGACACTAGCCGAAGCTCCTGGTCAAAGGGTTGTAAGTCATGCCGGCGCCCTCAATCCTGACAGGCGCCTTCGGCCGCTTGAATTCAGTCACAACATTGCCCGCCACGACTGGAAACGCCTTCTCGCGTTCGCGCTGATAGGCGCGCAGTCTTTCGAGCGTCCAACCGTTGCGCTTGTCTTCCGCAGTCAGCTCAATTGACAACACGCATATCCTGCGTTGCAGCCACCGGCCCCAGCCGCTCAATGATCTGGTCGCAGACCGCATCAGGAAGTTTTCGACCGTGCGCCTTCCGCGTAGCCTGCCGAAGCCGAACCAGATCGGCCTCGCTCAGCTCCGAAAGAAACGATTCCTTGCGCACGGGCTCAAATCCAATAAGCTCGGCAGTCCCAACCAAGAGACGCACATCCGGCCCCTTGACGTGATCAGGCACCTGAGGGACGCGGTCCTCGCCAGGGCGCTTGAGCTCGAAGGCAACAGGCCCAAGCTTCAGCTTTGGTTCCTGCGCATTTGCCATCACATACGGGCAATCGGTCGCCCATTGTCTCAGCATTGCCTCGGATTCTGTGCCATCGAGCCATATGGCGCATTCAACAAGATCGCCAATCTTCACCGCCCGAACGCTCCGCTGTGTGCCTTGTAGCCAGACGCACCTTCGTGCTGCACGCTTCCGGTCTTCGCCTTCTTGGTCATCGCCGGGAAAAGCTCGGTCAATGCCCACACCAATGCGTCGACGCGATCTGGCGACACCCCGCCAACCATGCCATTCGGCCCAAAGTTGACCATCTCGTCCTCGAGCTCGGCAAATGTCCCCACATGCGACACTCGCCCCTGCTCATACAAAGCCGCGATCGGCTCAGCCCGCGTCCACTTGCCCTTCGAGGCAGTTACTTCCTTGAACGGCGCAGTCGGGCGAACCGCCCTTACCGTCGCCTCGACCATCTCGCCTCCGTTGTTGGTCTCGCCAACGATGCAGTCAGCGTCGTATCGGTCGAAGCAGGCCACCGCCATGCGCGCCCAGCCATTCGGGCTTTCGCGACAGGTGGCATCGTCGAGCACATAGCCCCGGTTATCCTCACCGAGCCCAGCGACCACGATCCCCGTAGCCGCACCGTCCTCCTCCGCCTCGTTCTTCTTGGCCGCCGGATCGATCGCTACAACCACTCGCTTCAGAGTGGGAACTTCCTTTTGCCGCTTCCGGTCCCGATCCAGCGCGGCCCGGGTCCACAGCGCGTCGGGAACATCATCCAGGATCTCAGCCGAGAGCTCTTGCCGGCCCAGCCGCGTACCGCTGTACTTCTCGGTGATCGTCTTGATGAACGTCGCAGCCAGATTGGCGCGATTGTCAATCGTCGAGCCCCGCGTGACGACCGTATCCTTGGCCTCCATGATCTCCTTCAGGACCGGGATCGGCCGCGGTGTCGTCGTGACCATCTGCCGTGGGTTGTCGCCCAGGCGAAGGCCAAACTGCAGCTGGTCCCATGTCTCCTTGGCATAGCGCCACTTGGCGAGCTCGTCGCAGAGCGCAGCGTCATGCTGCGGACCGCGCAGCTGATCGGGCTCGGTCGCATTGAACAGCGACGCCGTTGCCCCGTTTGGCCAGGTCAGCCGCCGCTTTGACGGCTCATAAACTGGCCTGAATGCCCGCGGATGAACCGCCAGGATGCCACTCACGCCCTCGACCAGCACGTCGCGAGCGTCCGCCGCGGTCTCAGCCACCAACGCTATGCGGCTGTGAGAACCCGCAGAGAGAGGCGTGGAGCCACATGCAATGCTCCGGACCCATTCGCACCCGCACCGCGTTTTACCGAACCCACGTCCCGCTAATACAATCCAGGTGAGCCACTGGCCGTCAGGGGCGAGTTGGTTGGGCCGAGCCCAAGCCTTCCAGTCCCAAAGAAGCTCTTCAGCCTGCGCTTCCGTCAGACCCGCCAGAACCTTCGCCCTCTCCGCTTCTGGCAGCGAGGCCAGCGATTCGACTAGCGAGGAGGTCACGCGCGCTCACGTCCTTTGTTTCAATCGGAGAACCGTTGGGGCCACTGAGCTCCTGCTTATCGGCCAGACCCAATTCGCGGGCGATGATCACCGGATTGAGCAGACCGGCAGCTGCACCCGTGAACTTCTGCTCACGAATGACGGCATCGACCCGGGCGCAAACGGCGGAAAAGTCCTCGCGAGCCCGGTAGTTGTCCCAAGTCCTGCGCTCGATACCGAGGAAGACGCAAAGACCGTTGATCGTCATGGCCCGCATCTTCGGCAGGTCAGCAGTAACGACTAGACCCTGGTTCGCAAACGCCTTCGTTTCCTTGAGTGGATTTTCCTCAACCCATTCGAAATACTCGCAGCACGCCGCCCACAGCACGTCCGGCGCGGAGAACAGCTTGTCGCGTCCGTGCTTGCTGCGCAGCTCCCAGAAGCGATTTCCTTTAGGAGCGGCCACGTTCAGGTCCGAAGTTGCTCGACCAGGCCGAGCCGTCGCGCAGCTGGTCGTACCAGGCCGCCGACATCGGCTTCATGCTGAGAGGAAACAGGCCCCAATGGCTGCAGGAGATCACGTATCGTTCCAATTGCACGCGATAGCGGCCAAGGCGATCAGGCCGGCGACGACGAGTGCTGCGTGCTCAATGTTGCGCACCATCGCCTCAATCGCCTCCACGTCGATCGCCACGCCGAAGTTCAAACCGTCTTCACCGCGTAAATCTCGCCCTTGTGCGAAACCAGAGCTGCCTTGCCCTTGGCGATCTTCTTGGCGAGGCGCTTCAAATGCTTCTTGGTCATGCTGGACCTCATTTGTAACATTTCGTGATAATAGGGCGTATTGCCCTATAGGCTATTTTGCCCTATATTAGCTTCATCAACACGGAGCAAGCAAATGACCAAGCGCGGCAAGATCACCGACATCCTGAACGGCCACCGTATTGTCGAACTGGACCACGAAATCGCCAAGACCCGCGGCGCTCGCTATCTTGGCTTCATCGGTGGCACGCACTGCTACAGCCTGACCGACGCAGCCACCAAGAGCCTACGCACTCAGGGCTACGATCTTTCTATCCTCGAAGCCCTCAACGACTGAGGGCAAATGACCCCCAACCAATACATCAACGCTATAGCGGCCCTAGGATTGTCACAGCGGGCCGCTGGTGCGTTTCTCGGAGTTGACGAACGCACTAGCCGCCGTTGGGTCTCAGGCGACTCAGCGATCCCCGAAAGCGTTTCTAAGCTGCTCCGGTTGATGATCCGGCTGAAACTCAAGCCAGAGGACGTTTAAGCAGGATCACTCTCGGGAGCACAGTACTCACTCGGCGCCGTGTCCTGGTTGTAGTCCGGAGGCGGTGCAGGGCTGAACGCCCTCCCCATCGTCCTCGCAAATACGTTCAGATCGTCTATTCCGCCGCCCTTGGTGTAGGAGCGGTCCTTGGACTCGAAATCAACGTACAGGATATTGTTCATTTTCACGGTCTCTCCCGGAAGTCGCACCACTCAACCGCTTGGCCTTCGCAGCGCTAGCAGGTGTCGCTAGGTGGAGCGGGCGTAGGGACTCGAACCCAAGGCAGAGCCGTCACGCGCGCATGACGAGAACGCCAGCCATTCCGATGGCCAAGACCCGCAGAGGTTTCGGGCAGCACTTGCCTATTGCGCGCTCGGCTCACGTAGTCGGAGCATCGGAAAAAATGTAGCGTCGCGGGTGGCTAAGGCTGCCCGAGCTAACCGCGCCCATTGCAGATTGGGCGCGTTGTTTCGATCTCGAGAATTTTGGGCACAAGCCGCCATTTGCGGCTGTACCATTTTACAGCCCAGCGGAGAAGCAGGGTGAACCCGCACGTCGCTGTTGATGCCGATATGCACCAACGCGACGCGCTTCGCTTGAACGCCAAGTGCACCGCGCGTTCACAGCATGGCCTTCAGGTGGCGCAGGATCGCCGCTGAAGCCTTGTACGCCTTGCGGTAGGTTTCGCCGCCGTCTTGCGCCTCAATGCGCCGAGCAGCCTCCTCAAGCGCCTTGCGAGCCGCGTCTGCGCGCTCGAGCTCGATCCGGCGCAGGAAGTCAGCAGCCTCGCTGAAACCATCCGCGCCGGCCATCTCGAGCCGGTTGGCCGCGTCCTCAAGGATGGCTTCGCTGGTCATGCCGCCTCCGCACGCGCGACCTGGCGAGCTCGCTTGCTCGGACGAGATCGCGTCCGCTTGCGCCGCCGCGTCGTCTTCGATGACGGCCGCTCCAAACCTCTCAGGTCAATCTCGTTGAATGCCCCAGTCGCGTGGCCGATCACCAACCGCTGCATGTCGGCCTCAGGCACCAGGCTCGCTCGTCGCTTGCCGTCGCTCCCGTCGTTCGTCAGCACCCGGTAAACGCCGTCGACGCCAGCGACCGCACCCCAATCTTCCGGGCCGCAAACGAAGAACAGGTAGCCGGGAAACAGCTGGCGTTCGCGGGCTGACAGCTTACCGTCGCTCGCCCACACGCGAGCGAACGTCGGCACAAACGTGCCGCGGTCAATCTTCTCGATCTCAGGACGAACGCGATGAACGCGACTGGACAGCGCTTGGCAAACCGCCCATTGCGGCTGGCCGGAACAGCTGGGCACTGACATCGGGCGGGCTCCTCAGTTGAGCCGTCCGATGGGAATGGGGCGCGAGTTGTAGGTAGGTGATTTGCCTGCGCCCGGCAAGCGGTCGTCACGGTTGTCACGCGCCTATATATACACCCCCTCCAGAAGGGAAATTTACCTAGAAGAGAGTCTATGTATGACAACCGTGACAACCGAATATATATTATTGATATATATATCTTTTTAGCCTCTAAAACCTAGTGTCAACCGGCGTGACACCTGTCACGGTTGGCACGGTCGGCGGGATCGGTTGGCAGTGACAACCGGTCGGTTGGCAGGTCGGTTGTCACGCGATTGTGGAAGCCGTTCCGGCAGACCTTGAGTGCCCGCAGGAATGGACTAGCCTCGCCGCGCTACAACATGGGAAGAGAAACATGACAGATGAAGAATGGTCCATCAGGACCGGCGCCGCCGCTCTTGCGGTCTGCCTTGTTAGAACGCTTCAGGAATCAGATCCGACATTCCAAGATCGATTCCTGGCAAAGCTTGACGATGCCTATCATCACTTCCGAGACAACAGCACAGCTGTCCGAAAGGACGGCACGCGGCGACAGGTCACTGGCGTGCTCGAGATCATTTCATGGACAAACCAGTTCCTGACCGGGTGGGACCCAATCTCGGGCCAGGGCGAGCCTCTTCTGAAATGAAGCTCAGGCCTCAATCGAATACCAGAAGGTTGCCGTCCCACCACTGGACGGCACCACCTTTTCAACCCTGATGTGCTCGGACTCGGCCAGTCCCTTTAGAACGTCCTCGAGCTCGCGGGGCTTGTACCGGTGCTGCAGCTTGCGCAAGAGGTCGCGCCGCTTTACCCGCCCGCCCTTCTCTTGGATCGCTCGACGGACCGCATTGGCCGCGGCTTGCGTGTCTGAATCCGCAATATAGAGCCCGGCGCCATCGGCCAGACGGTCACAGCTCCACACAGCAAACTCGCGCGCCCAGGTCATCGTCTGGGCATCGATCAGGGGATTGTCCACGTCACGGCCGACGGCGACGATTGTAGCCAGCCTGAGCGCGTTCTCCGCGGTGCGGGCCAGGAATGGCTCGATCGTGGAGTCAGCGTCCCCACGGGCCGTTATTTCCTCGACAAGGCCTCTTCTGATTTGTTCGGCGTCCGGAGAAATCGGCACCGAGACAAACGGAGGCGTCTGGCGCGATTGGCAGAGCTGAGCGGAGGCCAGCGCATCGCGGTTATAGATCCGCTTCATGCCGTGGATGATGTCCTGTGGCACCTCGGAGGCGTCCAGGAGCGGCGAGCGCTCTTTTGGGCGGACCTTGGTTTCGATCACCAGGAAGCGATTGAGCACGCCGTTGGTGACGTCGCCGCCCTCGAGGCTGTCGTAGAACTCTCGCGCGGTCGAGACGCCAAAGATGGACATGGCCGGGCTGAAGATGGTCTCCGAGCTTCGCTGAGCCCATTCCGGCGTCGACATGGCTGAGAACGACGCGCCCCAGGCTGTCCGTAGAAGGCCGGAGATAGCGCCTTCGAAGCCGGAGGCCCGGCGGTTATTGATGCGCTTCAGGAAGGCTCCGAACTCGTCCATGGCGCAGACCGAGAGTGGTGATCGAACAAGGAAGTTGATCACGGCAGGCATCGAGATGAACTGGCTGGGGCCGATGTGCGGCCGCATGTCGGATGCGGCCAGGATGGTGGCGATCTGGCTGAGAGGATGGTTCTTGCCGGCGCCTGAGGGGGCCAGCCCGACCACGTAGAGATGCGTGCCGCAGCGGTGCGGCCCCGCGATGTGGCGGCCTGCAGCCGTTCCGACCAAGGTGAGAGCAGCGCCGAGCGCGAGGCCACGCTGGGGATGTAGGGCGGTGTCGCAAATCCAGTCCGTGATGTCTCCGACAAGCCCGGGTATGTGCGTCAGATGCTCTGGCAGCTCGCCCGGCGCCGGCTTGTGCGCCGGCTCCGAGATGATCTCTCCGGTTGAGGGGTCAAAGGCCTCGTCAGGCGCCAGCAGGATCTCGACAGTCGGTCCCGGGCTGTCGTCAGGACCGCGCGGCTCTTTCTCGCCAGCCTGAAGCGCCCGGGCGATCGTGCCGCGGGGGCCGAGCGCCTTGTCGGTGGGGCGGATGCCCCACGATAGCGCGGTCTGTTGGAGCGAGGATAGCGCCGAGCTGCGATCAAGGCAGCCGCCACCTACCAGCTGGCCGACGCGAAAAGCGATGCGGTTGGCCTCGTCATTGCGCGCGCCAGGAGGAGCCGCGGCGAGATCTGCCAGGAGCTCCTGCAGAGCGGTGTCGCCATAGGCTTGGAGGCGACCGTCCGACATTGGCTCGGACTTGACCGTGAATGCTACGGGCTGGGGTTTTGGTGGCGTAAGGATGTCGCGCAGCCAAGCCGGCGGCTCGGGAGCGTCGAAGATCGAACCGTGCCCCTGATAAAGGCCGGTGCCATCAGTGAACAGCGCGCCAGGTCCGATGACGAATCCGCCGTGGCCACGCACGTCGACATCGGCTTCTCGCTTAGGCGGCAGCTGACCGCGCCCGTTGCCGTGCGGAGGGTCGAAGGTGTTCT